AATGGTAAGTCAGGGCATTTCTGTAGTCACTTTACCATCTTATGTTCGCACACTGCGGCGTGTCACATGGAGAGGTAGATCACTAGATCCTGTAAATTGGGAAGAATTAACTCAACTCACACCGGCCACAGTTTTCGTAAGTCCTGGCAATCCTGCAAATGTAGAGTCTTCTCAAAGTCGTCCACTTTACTATGCCATGCACCCAACTAATCCTTGGGACATAAGACTCTATCCAACTCCAAACGAGACTTTCTTAACGAATGGAGAACCAAATGTCTATTCGCCGCAAGTCAATACTCCTTCATGTATTATTGATTATTATCGCGAGCCTGATACTACTAATTCTAATCCAGTCATCTCAATCCCCCCTTACATTTTAAGACGCACTATGAAAGCTTGGTGTCTATGGAAAGCTTTTGGTGCGGAGGGTAAGGGACAATTTCTCAAAGCAGCATCTTATTATCAGATGAAATATAATTTTCTTATTGAACAATTCAGAGCTATCAATGAAGGGTGTTTCGTCGGTAAGAAATATGCTGTGGAAGAAGGATTGCTTTCAATAGACGCATTCCGGTATCCAAAGCCGATCTTGCCATCTAATTTTGAAATGGAAAGGTTCTAAAAATGGAACAGATTTTTGATGGCATCCGACTTCGTGGTGCTTTACAAATTCATCTTCTCGATCCTGATGGGAAGATTCTAGAGAAACGGATTATTGAAAATACAGTTGTAACACAGGGCCGCTCTTGGGTTTTGGGACAATTGGAATCAGTAAATAATACGACTCAAGTAATTGGCTACCTTGCAATAGGTTCAGTGACAAATGCTCCAACTACAGCAGATACGCTGCTTGGTGGAGAAGTTACTCGAATCGCTATTGGTACTTGGGTAACAACTGGTCTTACTAATAATCCTCCTTCTTGGCAAGCACAAGCATCTTTTGCTACTAATCAAGCAAATACTACTCTTGCTGAAGTTGGTCTTTTCAATACTGCGACGGCCAATACTATCACAATGCTTGGCCATGCTACTTTCACCTCTTTTGTAAAAGCTACCTCTAATACCTTGGCTATCTCTTATACCATTAGTGGTTAGTTGTATGTCGGACAACACATTTGTTGCTCTCGGCATAATAGCGGCTATTCCTGGAACTATAAGTACAGTTCTGGCTTTTATCATACAATTTCGTCAAAACAGAAATCATAACGAACTCAATAATAGGATGGCTGACTTGAAAGATTCAACAAATGGTAGGATGGATGAATTACTCAAAGTTACCGGAGCCTCGGAACACGCTAAAGGTGTTATAGAAGGTCAGGAAGGGCACTAGTGCATTTTACCTGGGATATAAATATTGGGCATGTCATCGAATTATGTTCTTTAGTGATGCTGATAGTAGGTATGCACATGAAGAACATAAAAGACATGCAAGATATTAAGACTAAAATCAACTTAATGTTCAAATGGTTCGAAAATCATATTATTAGATCACCAAAATGAAACAAATACAACATAATGCAGGCCCCGGCCTTGTAATAGGAATACCGACTTTAGGTCGTCCCGTGTCTATTGAATGGGCAATGGCCATGAAATCGTTGAATCCTCCCATTAACTTCAATATGGTATTTCAGCTAACGAAAGGACAAGCCATAGATGTTGCGAGAAACGCAATGGCCGAATTTGCCTTGGATCGTGGGGCTAAGTATTTGTTTTTCCTTAGCGACGATGTTGTCTGCCCTGGATACACATTACGTCAGCTTATTTTTCGAATGGAACAAGATCCCTCGGTGGGTGTCGTGGGTGGTGTATATTGTGCTAAGTGTGATCCTCCTGCTCCCCTTGTTTTTCGGGGCAACGGAGTTGGTAGTTATTGGGATTGGAAAATTGGCGAATACTTCGAAGTAACCGGATTGGGGATGGATTGTACTCTCATAAGAACTGAGATATTCAAAGATATCCCTAAGCCTTGGTTCAAGACTGTTGAAAGTGATCAGTTTTTAGATGGTGTCAATAATGCTGAATCCTGGACTGAGGATCTTTGGTTTTTTAAAGAATTAGAGAAAACAGCTAAATGGAAGGTCATGTGTGACGCTTTTGTAATTTGTGACCATTATGACATTTACGCTGGACGCACTTATAGTTTACCACCCGACTCGCTGCCGATGAGAAGGAAAGTAACTTTGAAAGAAAAGAAAGCTTTGCTTTTAGGAACTGCGGGGGGGAATGCAGAAGAACTTTCGGAATATGACATTACAACAGCCGGTTCTGATGACGGATTTGATTATCGGGTAAGTTATGATGCACTTCCTTTTGATGAAGGACAATTTGATAAAGTAATTGTTGCAGAAGGCGTAGTAGTGCCATTGGATGAAATTCAAAGGGTTACTAAGAAAGCAGCTTAGTTATGGCTCTTACAACATCAACAGTATGGGAATTGCGCCCTTCGGTCGGTAATGATACTAATGGTGGAGGATTTGATTCTACCGGAACTGGAACTGATTACAGCCAACAGAACTCAAAAAATTCCTCAGGCAGTAACATTTCGACTACTGATGTTGTAGCTACGGGTGTAGCAACTATTACAAGTGCCACTGCTGCATTCACTTCCGCTATTGTAGGAAATATCATATATTTAGTTGGAACAGGTATTACGACAGGTTGGTATAAAGTTGTTACCTTCACTAATTCAACTACTATAATTCTCGATCGTTCCCCGGGCACTGGCACAGGGGTTACAATGAATATTGGGGGAGCTTTAGCTACTATTGGTCAAGCTTACACTAATGCAGCTGCCCAAGCTTGCAATATAGTTTATGTAAAGAACACGGGTAACATAACTGTTACTTCTTCACTCCTTGTTACTTACAACTCGACTGCTGCTCCTGGAAATCCATTAAGTTTTATAGGTTACACTACCACAAGGGGTGACAATGGACAAGTAGTTTGGACTACGGCTACAAATAGCATAAATCTTGTACAACTTAATAATGCTCAAAACCTCCTTTGGCAGAATTTCAATTTCCAAACGAGTGCTGGCACTGTTGCCCCTGGTTTTTATTCGGGACATTCGGGGGGAGCAAATAGTAAACTTATTACATTCATTAATTGTGAATTTTCTGGTTTCACTATAGCTATTGAGGGTAACTTTGCAGTGGATTGGGCTATAGAAGATTTAACCCTTATAAATTGTCGGGTGACAGGTTGTACCTCTCATGGAATTCGAAATACCGATACCACATATCTACTTGGTTGTATCCTGGATAACAATAGTGGAGCAGGGTATTTCTTTGGTGGGGGTTCTGATCCAGACGGTGCTGTGGTGGCTCAAAACACCATATTTTATAAGAATGGCGCTAATGGACTTGACACCACGAATTTCTCTAATCCAGGAACTTCTTTCGGTTCTATAATTCTTAACAACTGTGCATTTAGTACTAACACTGGAGCTGGTTGGAAACTTCAGAATACCCCACAAAGTTCATTTGCTAGCAATTGTATTTTTGACGCCAACACTACCTATGGTGTGGATGGAAACACAGGCTCTACAGTTGTGCAGCCTTTGATGTATAATAATGCTTTCTATAACAATACCACAGCGGCTACACGTGCTTGTAATGCAGGAATTGGAACTATTACACTAACAGCAAGTCCTTATGTAAGTCTGGCTTCCCTCAATTTTGCTCTTAATACAACTGCTGGCGGCGGCGCACTTTGTGCTAATCTGGGATTTCCTGGGGCTTTACAGTTTGGTGGTACTGGATATGCTACAATTGGGCCATTACCAGTGCAAGGTGGGGTTGCAACTGTGCCTCTTACACTTCAAGTTCAAGATCCATTGTGGTACGGTGTCTAAGTGAGTGCTTTAACGGAAACTCCGTTTGACACATTAGATGTATTTAGTCTAATAGACACTCCAGTTGTTGTTTGTACATTACTTCTTAATTTCCCAAATGACGGACTATCCTTCTCTGATGCTCTTGTAGCAACTCCCGGGCTTATAATAATAGCTGGGGATTCTACAGATGAGATTACTCTCTCTGATGCCATTCAATTACAACTTAATTATCTAATTCCATTTAGTGATACAATTACACTTACAGACTCACTTGGTTTAGGTGGAGTACCGATCACTGTTAGTATAGTTGATGTAATTAGTTTAAGTGATAGTGTCATTCTCGTACTTGGAATCAATCAATCCCTTAATGAAACTCTTACAATTTCCGATACTCTTAGCTCGGCTTCTCCCTATACTGTCGCTGAGACAGATACTATCATTCTTTCCGATAGCATCATTGTGGCATCAAGTTTTATTGATGTTACAGAAACAGATGCTATTAGCTTAACTGATAGTGCCATAGTGGTATTGCAAAGTTTGTTTACACTTTCTGATAGTATAAGTTTGAGCGATACGAGCGGAGTCTTTGAGTTTGGATTACTCAAATTTAGTGATTCATTAGCTTTTACAGATTTTGCTAATCTAAGTTCTCCCATTACTGGACCGTCCCTGGTGGATGCTCTACTGTTGACAGAACTAGTGACTGTGAGATTAGGATTAAATTACAATCTAATCGATTCCATTACTTTTTCCGATCTAATAGCTACATTTGAGCAGCCGACAAGTTTCGCTTTTACTGACGCTTACACACTCTCTGATTCCGCACAATTTGCGTTAATGCACTTAGTATCAGTGAGTGTTTCTGATAGTCTGATTTTAACTGATACACTTGCTCCTGTTGTTCCTATTTCCAGTTTTATAGATTACTTAAGGAGATACCTCAATGACTGGCCCAACACAATTTCGAACTGATCGTAATAACAATCCAACAGCTATGATAACTCAAATGGCTGAAGAAGGCGGATTAGTGTTAGGTACAGATTATGAACAAGGTGATTCTTTTGGGTCTGCGGGGACTGTGTATTTTACTGCCAAGCTATTAGGTGATCCTATTGCACTTACTATCAAAGTAATTGATAAACTAGGTTTTTACACAACTGCTCCCCATGCACGTTGGACCTATATAGCTATTCCATATGATTTGTGGTTGAGCCTAACAGAAAATCAAAAGCAATATGTGATAGGATTTATGTATGGACAAGAGGGTGGTACAGAAATGCGATCTCTTTTTAAACCCCTTGATTCTCCAACACCTATTGGTATTGCTGTGAGTAGTATAGTGCCACTTAGTGATAAACTGGGATAAAACGTGAATCAAACACACCTAAACTATCCTCTCGGCTGGACGCCTTCGGCTGATCCTGTTAATGGAGATCCTACAGGATTGGCACGAATGGATAATCTCCAACAGGAGGAAAATGGAGCTTTAGGCGTCGTGAGGGGAATGAGGCAACTAACTAACTCACTTCCTGATTATGTATTTTCTCTTTATTCTACTACATTAAATAACAAAGAGCCTATTTATGCTGCCCTCAACCAAGTGGGCCGTGCTGTAGTAAGATCCTTGAATGGCCAATTTACTGATACTACAACTATCTTATCAAATGGTGGGAATAAGACAGCTTTCGGAAGTGCTCTCGGAGAAGTATGTGTAGTTTGTGGTACTCAAGCTAAAAAAGATGATGGTACGACTATCAGAAACTTGGGACTTCTAGATCAAGTAAGTGGTCCAACTGTAAATATTCAACCCCCCGCATTAATCGATCTTAGTACCAATGGGACTTGGAGTGTTATTGATGGTATCAACCCTACTATTTTTGGACCTGGCGGCGGAATACAAATTTACTTAAATCCTGTTACATTACAGGCCAACATACTTTTCACATTTGCTGCCCCTGTAGATACAACTGCTTTTGGTACCGGGATTACAGATAATTACTTAAATGATGTATTAAATTTTCTAGCCCAAATTCAAGATTCTAGTCAAATTACAGATATTCGTCTTCAAGTTATTCTAGATAATAATCCCCTCCAACCATTGAATTATTATTGGGATGATTTTAATGTACAAGATGGGCAATTCAATCTTGGTATTACTCAACAAAGTATAGTTGGGGATCAAAGACAAAGTTTTACTAGACAAGGAGGTGATTCATCTCTTGATTGGAAACATGTCACGGCATTACAATTTATCATCACTGGAATCTCTTCGTCTTGGGTTCTTATTAATCAGCAGCAAATTGTAGGTGGTCCATTAGGAACTTTAAATGGTGTATACCAATATCTTACAGTAGCTATTTATGATAATGGTATTTATCAAGCAAAGTCAGCTGTTTCCCCCATTACCAATAACATTCTAGTACAAAATTCATTTGTAAAAATTCCTCTAGTTGCTACTGATCCTCAAGCTAATCAGGTTTGGGTATTCCGACGATCAATGGTAAGCTCAACTGACCCCATTTACCAAACTTTCATTAGCCAAAATAAAGTACCAGCAAATTTAAATCAATTCTACCTAGTAGCTCAAGGAGCGCCTGGAACAACTGTCACAGATAACACTTCCGATGTCATAGCTCTCGAAACCAATATAGTCGCTAATCAATTCTTGATGTCAATTCAAGATTTAATTACAATTGACAACATAGTCGCTATGGAGGGTATGTATTATGAGAGAATGCTTTATGTCAGTGAAAGCACTATTTACCTTTCTGATCCTCTTAATCCTGATGCTGTTGACACCAGATATAGCATTAAGGCATTTGCTGGCACAACGGAGAAAAATTTATGGTTAAAGAAACTCAACCCAAGCCAACTAGTGCTGGCAACAACAAAGGATCACTATCTAATAACAGGAACTTTAGAGTCATTACCGGATGGCACTGTAGATGCTACTATCAGTCCAATCGGAGAAAAATATCCTTCTTTAAGTGGAGACGTTGCGAATGGTAATGGGACACTTTTTTATCCAGCGGCCGACGGAATCCGAGCTACCCAAGGATCAAATAGTGTATCTATTAGTCAACAGCTAAGACTTCTCTGGCAAGGAAATACTCGTTACGGTATTCCTGGGGTAGATGTATTCACACAATACCAAGTTCCGTATAGCCTCGCGGCGGGTAAAACAAAACTCTTCTGTACCGTTCCAATGTTAGATGGAACACGAAGAGTTTTAGTCTACGATGTAGTTTTGCAGACTTGGCGTCTTCTATTTACTGATCCCATTGCGGTTTGTACAACACCCTCTGATCGTATTATTGCTGGTTATGGGGAACAAACTGAGGGTATTTGGGAACTTGAAACAGGTGCGGGGGTACAAGCAATTGCCGGAACCCAAGGCTATCCTATTACAATGCAAACGGTTTTTGATTGTAACGGACAACCTCGTAACAGAAAAGATACATTTACTCTAAAACTTATCTGTGATTGTGGTGGTTCTCCTGTTAATGTATTTATATCTAAAGATTCTAATGATCCTGTCAACTCATTTACTCAGATAGCGACTATCAGTAACAATGGGATGCAGACAAATTACATTCCACTTAATAATGTTACACTTGGATTCCGGTATGCTATCAAACTGACAGATGTCAATGGTGTAACTGTATTTAAGTTATATGAGACTACAATCGAGTATGAGCCGCGTCCCGAACAACTTGACTACATGCGGATTATTCCAACGAATCTTGGGACGGTGGCAAGAAAGCGATTTACGGCATACGCTGTTGTTATTGATACTTTGGGTAATAATATTAGTTTTACTCCTTATGTGGACAACAGCGCCCAAAGTCCTTATAACTTCTCTACTGCAACAAAACTAACTCAAATTTTTTATTTTACCTCTGAAACAATAGGTACTGATATAGGAGGTATTTTCAGTGGGGGCGTCTTTGAATTTTATACTGTGGTTTTGGAAGAATGTGTTAGTGAAAAGCTTCCTACTCCTGTTGAGTTTCTTGTTATACCTGCTAATAACTATGGCACGCCCAATCGTAAAAGGCATACGTCTTATAAATTTCAAATACTCACCCGCGGACAGCCAGTTCTCTTTACACCTATACTCGATGGAGTACCATATGCAACTGCTACGTTTAACACGACAATCAAGAAAACTGTAGAGTATTTTTTCCCTCCTGGCGATGTAATAGGAATTGATGTTGGTGGAACACTAGCAAGCTTGGCTGCCACACCTTTCGAATTTTATGGTGTTATTACTCCACAACAAATAGAGCAACTACCAGATAGGCTGGAATACTTTGTAATTCCACCTAATGACTATGGCGTACCAAATAGAAAAAGACATTCAAGTTATAAATTCCAAATTAACACGAATGGGCAGAATGTTACTTTCACACCGATCATAGATACTGTTGCTCAGACACCTGCAATTTTTAATACAAATGGTAAGCAGACAGTTGAGTATTTCTTCTATAATGATACAATAGGTATTGACATAGGCGGAACTCTCCAAGGTGCTTCTCCTTTTGAATTTTATCAAGTGATAGTTCCACAAACTGTAGAAAAGTTACCTGACCGGCTTACTTTCTACAAGACACCAAACACGAATTTTGGAGTAGCGGCTAGGAAGCGTCTTCGTACAATTCCTATCGTAATTGATACTTATGGCTCCCCTGTCACCTTTACTCCGATTGTGGATGGTGTATTACAAGGAAATACAACCACACTTACCACTACAGGAAAGACAACAACTTTCCATTATTTTGTCAATGATGTCTTTGGCACAGACTTTGGAGGTACTTTCGAAAGCCAAACGACTCAACCATTTGAGTTCTATGAATACAGCCAACCTGAAGATGTTGAAACTCTTCCGGTCGCTAAAAAATACGATCAACTTGGACCGGCCCGCTTTGATAAAATAGGCAAGCTTTTTGGATTCCGCATTCGTCTCATAATGAATGGAACTACTCAGTCTTTGCCTTTTGAAGTACTTGGTGATCTAAATGTCACTGATCCAACTTACGGAAATCCAGTTCTCTACAGTGGAACAATACCCGTATTCCCCGGGCTTGATAATGTGTATGAAATTCAGTTTCCCAAATCCGTCAATACAGACATCTTCCGACTTGTGCTTGGTCCAACAACTGACACTTTTCACAGATATGACATCCAAGTGAAAATGCAGGCAAGCGGAATGGAGAGTGATAGTCAATGGATTCCACTAAGATAGAAGAACTTCGTAAACAAGGAAAATGGCCAGAGAAGAGTGAGTATGATATTGCTCGTTTTGACAATATGAGACTCAGAAGAAATGGCCTTTATGGTATTCCAAAATCTTTTCTAAACTCAACTCTTATGATGCCCGGCACGTGTGAGAAGTGTGTTTTCAATCGGGGAGTACATACTTGTGAAAATAGTTAGAACAATGCAAGATGTACAAAACGCATTGAATGAACTCTTTACATTTAAAGATAAATGGACTACTGGAAGTTGGGATAATAGTGGAAATAAAATATCAAATGTTGGACCTGGTGTGGCTCAGACAGATGTTGCTACAATGGCACAACTCCCCTTTGTACCTGAACCTA